GATAACTGTAGGCGTCCCAACATCTCTCTAGCAGTTGCTGCTTTGTTTGCGAGGATTGCGACATTTACATTGTCATTAAAGAGGACATACCATAGTAGATATGCTGTAACGATTGTAGATTTACCTGATTGTCTTGGTAACTTAGCAATATTAAATCTGTGTTTATGAAACTTACCTACCATATCCTCTTGGAAGTCATACATTTTAAATGGTATGACACCCTCATCAAGAGAAACGATTCTGATATACTTACGAATAAAATAAACAGGATCTTCAGCGCACTTTAAATACTCAGCAATCTGTTTCTTCGTAAAGTTCGTAGAAACATTTGCCTTTTTAAGATTAGGATTACCTAAGTAAATTTCCTGTTTAACTGCCATTATTCTCTTTCAATATTCAACTGATGATATTGGTGTTCCAATAAACCTTTATAGAGAATATCTCTCATTACAAACATTGCTTGCTGTTCCTCAGGATCACCACCTGCCCAGTGCTGCAACGATTTTTCCACACAACTGTGGAGTAACCTAAGGTCTTGATGATATAGTTTCAAATGGTAATCATGATCATCTAGTTCATCAAATTCTGGTTGATCGTCAATCATGGATTTTTTTGTTAAAGTACTTGTTTATGACGTCTATCTGATCTTGGTATTTTGCAATTATATTCAGTTCAGTTTCAATCGCTTCTGTAATATCCGAGTGTTCTCCGATACCTGCAGGATTGGTTAAATAAACCTCTACGTTTGCAACATGCTTTTGAATATCTCCATGTGCATGTGCGAGTAACGCTTTAATTAATTGCTCCCTCATAATTTTGGTTTGTCAAATAATACCTGTTCTATATAGGTGTTTGCCCAAGAGGTATCAAACCACTGAGATAGCACTGCTTTTGTTTTAGTGTTCTTTCTCTGTTGATTTACATAGTAAAGTTGGTCATCATAACGTCTCAGTACATCCAACCACTCTATATCTTCCTGAGATTCTCTGACCATCTGAGTGTATATCTTTATGTATTCCCTAGTACACTTATAAAACTTGTCAATTTCGCTACCGTTTTTTAATCTTTGAAATTTACAGTATGGTGAGAAGACATCACCCCATTCTGGTAAATGCCTCACACCATCAAAATTATATTGATTGCTTACATCACGAATATCATCGTACATGTAATCTAGTTGCTTATGAAAAGGAGAAATATCTACAATAGCAGCAGTTACATTACCACCTGCAACTACAATATCACATCCAAACACAGGCAAATCATAGTTAGGATCTGGCCAAAAGACAGAATGAAGTATCTCAAATTTAGGAGTGATTGCTCTTTCTAAGTGTATACGCCTCAATCCTTGACAAGTCCATAAACGATTGACTATAGTCACATCATCTTTATGAACCTCTGAATAATCTGAGATAATTTCTTCGCACTTAGGAAGACCAATAGTTGCTGCCTTGATTAAAAGATCAAGATTATAGCATGGTCCCGTGCTGTCTTCTAATCTCTCTAAGTTCGTCAAAGTTCTTTTGCTTTGTACCTCCATCATATTCCCAGGCATAACCTTCGTCAATCATTTGTTCATTTAAAGACATTTGTGCGTCTCCAATATATAACCAACCTAGCAACCTGCCATATTTACCGACTCCACCTTTTAATTCTGTTCTGATTGTAAGTTCATCGTCGCCTTCTATTGCCCCCTCAAGTTTCTCCTTAAGCCAGTTAGTTGCATCGATGCCCAATTCTTTTTCTTCAAGGTCTCTTGTCCTTTTTTCTGGCGTATCAACTCCTGCAACTCTAACTCTTTCTTTCTTGTATAAGTCAAACCCAAGATCAATGGTGACGTCAATAGTATCACCGTCAAGAACACGATTCACCTCCGTTACTCTGAAGTTGTAACAACTCTTCCTGCTTGGTGGTTCCATTGCTGCCATCTTCTAACTCCTTGAACGATAATCTTAGTATATAGACGATATACCAAGTAACGATTACAAGAAGTATTACAAGCATAATAATCACACTCCAAACAGGATCACTTAAGTTGTCATGTGCTTTTAATATCATCCTCTTTGATGCAATACTCTGCCATATGAGGATTATCAAATCCCTTTAGGTCTTCTCTTGCTTGCTTGATAGCATTGTATGCATCATCTGCATACTCACAAATTTCATAATGATGATTCTGGTTATCGTGATAACCTACAGTATAATGGGACATGATAGTTTCAACTCCATTTACCCTGTTATTTATTTTGGTTTATGGTCTTTCATACCATCATGGTTACCGTCTCCTGGCAAAGCACCAGTAGCGATATATGTGACAGCATCAACTGATCCTTGCAATCTAGTGAGATCAGAATCAAGTTTTACATATTCATCATATGCTTCTTGTAATTCTGCTTTTCTAGCAGTAAGTTGTTTAATTCTTTTATCAAAACGTTGTAGTAACTGCTGTGGACTTTCAGTTTCCTTAGGTCTAATTTTCATAATTTTAAAGTGTTGTATACGCTAGTGGGAATAGAGTAAACATTGCTGTGCCAATAATCCCAAAAATAACTGCTGCTGAGACGACTGTATGCCTTTCCATAGTTTAACATATAAAGACGTAACTATGTATAATTGTAACAGAGTATTATTACTCAGTCAAGTTCTGATTTCCTGTCGTATTCTTGCATCAAACCGTCAATCATTCCACGACGATATTCCCATGTCTGTCCACTAGTAGAACCCTTACATGGATTAATACATCTTTCATCACCATAATTATTACATACAAGTCCTGCTAGATCATGAGGGCACCCTTCTTTTCCTGTAGACCAGAAGAGTTGTCCCCCCATCCATTTCGCATCACACTTGGGACACACCTTTGTGGAGAAGTCCATACGTTGTTAGTCGAAGATCTATTGTCTATTATATATCAACAATTCCAAGCACGCAAGCTTTTATTAATTCTTGAATCAGGATCTGATGCAGTTTTCTTAGAAGTTAACTTTGCTTTCATTCCTTTCATTCTCGCACAGAACGATGCCCTACGGGGGTTTCCAACCTTCTTGCTAGGTGCTTTAAGGTCAGATCCAGGATTTTCGCGTTCGTAACTTTTTCTGCCTTTTTCATTAAGTCCGCCTGACTTGTTTTTTCCTGCTTTTCTTGTCCATGCTGCTCCTTCTTCGACATTAGTAGTCTCCTCCTTTTTTACGCAGCGGTTGTATGTTTTACCAAAAAGTTTTTGAGTGCCTTTTTTCTCATAACCTTTCCAACATTTTTTTGCTTCTTCAAAAGAGGTTGATTCTCTCTTATACGCAGGAACCTTTGCACCTTTTACACCACGACGTGCTTTGTGCTCTTCCCTACGTTTCTCGATAGTTTTACCTCTCTTACCCTCAGGATCAAACATGCCAGGATCATCATGCCCAGGTCCCATTCTTCTATAATTTCTGATAGATGCTTTACCGTAATCGCTACGACCTTTATCTACCTTTGCCTCTGACATTTTTGCAATTCTTCTTTTGGATTTATTTCCTGATCCCCTATCACTTTCATCGTCAGGGATGTTTTTAATCGCTGCTTTTGCTGTAGGGGGATGAATAGAAGATAATCTTGCTTTTCTTGATGAACCTTTACCACCGTATGCTTCCTTTTGCAGTGCATCTAACTGATCTAATGCTTTACTAGACCAATAAACTTCTGCTTCTTCATTCTTTGAGGACTTTACTTTCTTCTCTAGTTTCTTAGCAGCAGTGTCTGCTCTAAGTCTTTCACCTACCTTATTAAGTTTATCAACACTCTTCTGTGTTTTCTTCATCTCAGTATCTAACTCATGATCATCACCATGAGTGCCCTTTCTTTGATGATCAACTACTTTCTTTGCTCTGTCTGCAACACCTTCATCTACATTTTCAAATTCTTCATTCTTAGGGCGACAGTCATTTACTAACTTACCACCCTTCATCTTCATACCAACTTTCTTGTGTGTTTTCCAACACTCTGCTTGGAAATCAGAGAAAGATTTGAGTCCTTCAAACTCTTCTTTCTTGCTCTTGTTTCCCCAATTCTTTGCACCTTTCTTTCGGCATTTGACAAGTGCACCGCTTGCATAAGCACTTGGCCAAACTGAGTATCTTGCTTTCACCTTATGATAACAAGCATCTTTAGTACCTGCTTTCTCATCTATTGAGATCATGGTGACTTCAGTGGATTCTGTTTTCACGTTGATTGCCTTTCCTTTTCTATCGGGATTGGGATCTTGACGATTCTTCCTACGAAACGCAGAGTCCTCTTCCTTTTTATTTAGGTTTCTCTTCATCTTACTTGAACCGCACTTGGGTTTTGTGGTCTGACCTGGTTGCTTTGCACAGGGTTTACCTGCGTATTTACCACCGAG